AAGAGGAGGCTGTCCGCAAGGGGTATGTGGAACTGACACCTGAGCAGATGGCGGACCCTCGCTGGTTCCCGGAATACAACGTGGTGAATCGTCGTATGGCGTCAGACCGGTTGACAAGCGGGTTCACGGGTGGCCGTGAGGGGGCTTTGAGCATAGAGGAAACCGCCAACATCTTCGACAACTTCGCACCGTCTGGGCTGATGCGAGCCATGACAGAGTGGGATCTGTTGATGGATTACGACAAGATCGCTCACGAATGGGACGACTGGATCCCGAAATACAAGCGGCTCCTGTACCACCTCCAGGCAATCCCTTTGGTGCCGGACAGTGGGATCCTGATGCTCCCGCCAGGGTTTGAGGCAGCGGGCCGGACGTATACGACAAGAAAAGACCCTTCGCCGGATAGTTCCGACGGCGGGTACGCCTCCTGGAAGACTCCCATAGCAATACTTGACGCCTTTACGGGTCCAGTAGACGACGTTGCTCTACCAATATTGAACTGGATAGTGATTATCGGTGGTTTGGCCGGAGTCGGCGTGGGTATTGGAGGGCTGCTGGCCGGGGCAGCGGTGATGCAAGGTACCGGCCTATTCCGGTTCCAACAGTCAATAAGGACGGGTTTACAAATGCATCGAATGGGCCCGGTGGGTCGGGCGTTTATTACAGATCAGCCGTTCACTGCGGTCCCCGGTCTGAGGGGTGCCCAGTACGGTGCCCAGGGTGTCCAGGGTGCGACCCGGTTGACCAACTTCGGCAGGCCGTCCGGCTTGGGCAGTTGGATGACAGGCGCAATGAGCAAATCCACCCGTTTTGGTGGCCGAATGGCCGCACCAGCCCAGTCAGTCGGGCGGGGGATGCAAGCCTGGAGAAACACCAGAGCAATCCAAGCAGCCCGGTTGATGAACCAACAGTTGGTGTGGCGTCCCGGCCTGATGGCCAGGGGCGAGTTGGCGACCGGTCACGGCGGAGACATGCCCGGCGAAGGAGGCTGGTCTCTCAACGAGGTCGGCATCGTCCAGGATCTCCGCCAGCAGTACGGGTACTTCATGAACCCGGACGGGACGATCAACAAAACCAACTTCTTGGGGGACATCGCCTACGACATCCTGTTCACCCCGTACACGATCTTTGAGCCCGGCACCTTCAAATCGGTGATGCGAGGGTTCCGCTTGGTCGGCCACCAGGGTGCCAGGGCGGCTTCAGCGATGTTCCCGTTTGTTCGCCGCCGGTTCGCAGCGTTCGGAGAGTCGGGTGGTCGGGCTACCAACGCCATGTACGACGCTATGACCGACTACCTGCGCCGCAACCCTAAAGGGGACGAGCGGTTCCCCCAGATGTCGAAGGACTTTGAGAAGACCGCCAAGGAAACCAGCCTGGACAACGCCTTCGTTGAACACTTCTTCGCCGGGGACAAGGCAGTGTGGGGTAAAGCGAAACTGTGGCACTTTATGACCTTCGGTATCGAACACGCAGCCCGGCAGGCGGCCAGGCTCATGGGGGTGGAGCCACACGAATGGTCGCCGCTGTATAAAGCAATCGAAAACAAGTTGTACGCACAAATCCATCCCCTGGACCCGCATGACGCCATGGAATACATCGCTCATGTGTCCCGGGACGCTACGAAGACAACAGTCACCGGGGCCAGGAGCGACGCTGACGCTGTCGCCATTATGCGCCGCCAGTTGCTTGAACAGACCCTGGAATCACCGCAGACAACGGGGCTCAGAGGGACATCTGTCGGCAAGGGGTACGTCCGTTTAGTGGAGGAAATGGACCCGGAAAGCGGCTGGACGTATTGGAGGAAGTTGCGGCAGGGCGAAACCCCTGCCGGTGGTGCAAGGATCACAGACGTAAACATTGAGGAGTTGGCCGCCGGTCGGGGCACCAGCCTTGATGAGGCTAGGCGTTTCCTAGACGACCCGTTGGAGGAAGGGGTGCAGGGCCTGGTTCTCCCACCAGGGTTTGAGGGAGCGCACCGGACGTTCACCTGGACTGAACTGACGACCGGTAAGGCACGACGGTGGGACCCGGCGAAGATCAAGATGTTCTGGGACCCTGAGGTTATTTCCGAAGGTAAGAAGTACCGGGGGATTGTCCATAACCACAACGACGCCAGGGACGCCACCATTATGGAGGTAGTCAACAATCTGGAAACTGGCAGCCCGGCGTTGACAGAGGCAATGCAAGGTCGAATCCCGCAAGTCTCAGGGCTCCCTACCCAGGCTCCCCGTGTGCAGGGGGCCTTCGGGGACCTCCCGGCGGTGATGGAAGGTTTGACCGACGATGTGTTGGAACGGTTGACGAACTGGTCGGCGTTTGAGCAGGCGTCCACTGAACTGCATGACGCTGTGGCCCGTGGCGGCCTGGCGGACGCTTTCTACGAGAAGGCCCTGTCGGACAGTGGCCGCCGACTCAACCTGTTCCCGTTCGCCAAGGACCATGCCACTGGCCGACGTACCCCCCTCCCCTATGGGGGGCATCTGCTGGGGTATGCGGTCGACAACATCGACTACAACTATGTGACCTGGATCAACAAAGGCATGTATAAGCCACTGGTGCGGTCCATCGACCCTGGATGGGGCCGGGTCACGTTGGCCCGGTTGGGTTCGGTAGTCAAACAGGAAGCGATTGAGTTCGCCGCTCAGGTCACCTACCGGGTGAAACTTCTGAAGGGGGCCCAGAAACTTCGTAACCAGCCGTATTGGGATGACCTCGTTACTGAGGCTGGACGCTTCATACAGTCCACGCCTATTGAAAGTGTCAAGCAGGGGACGATTAGGGAATGGCTAGATGATCTGATCAAGAGGGGGATGCTCAAGACGACGCTTCCTACCGGCATCCATGAGGAAGCCACCGCCAGGATTCGACGCCTGGTGGAATATGCGATGCGTAACGGCAAGAACCTGGACGACTTGGAAGCGACGCTTATAGACGAACTGGGGGAGTGGGCGCTTCGACCGGAGTGGGTGAACAGGTTTGGCCTGGATCCGGTACTGGTCGACGGCGGCGGGGACCTTGTCAAGGTGGCCCGCAAGCGGGCGCTGGAGTTGCAGAAAGCGTCGGCCAGGATCGCTGCGAAGATAGACCCGGAAAGCCTCCCTGCCTATTTGGTGAAGCACCTGGAGGACCAGGGTTATATGGCTGTCCATGGTGTGGAGTTCGCTGATCCTCGCCGGTTGGGGAAACTGATCCCAGAACTGGACATGGACACCCAGTTCATAAACAACAAGTTGACGTTGGGGCTGAGTAGGCAGAACCCGTATTGGTTGGCTTCGCTTCGTATGCGAACCGCCAAGTCGGCTTTGGCTGGGCATTTGGCTGAGGCCGCCCGCCGTGTCGGCAAGTTGTCTCCTGCCGAATACTCCGAAGGGGGGATCAAGGGGACACGGGCAGAGGTGCCCGGCAGAACGAAGGCCGCTGAGGGGATACGAGCGGAGTTCCACAGCGGTGATCCCAACAGCGAAGCCTTGAAAGATTTGATCGGCTTCCTACACAACGTCATGCGGGATATGAACAAAGCGAACATGGATCTCCTAGATGAGATGGGTTACGGGTACCGGATGGCTAACCCCATGGAGGGGGTCACCACGAAACTCAAGTTGTCCAGGACGCCGTATTCGGTACCGGACTTGTCGATATTGCCGTACAACAAGGTCAGAGAAGCCCTTGTTGGCAAGATGGTGGAAGGCGTTTGGACCGGTGGCCACTATTCGGAAGACGAGTTTCGGGCTATTTGGAATGCGTTGAAGGCTTCCCGGAGGTTGGAGAAAGGGTCAAGCGTCCGGGGCTTGGCCCACCTGGAGGATTACCTGCGTTCCAAGAACACAGCGACAAGCGTCCTAACCATCCTGAGCCGTCACGAAGCGGGCCGTTTCCTGACCCCTGGGAAGTTCCGGCACGGGACGGTAACCAGGGGTACCCCGTTCGTCGGAGGAATGCTGGGGTCTGCCGGTGCGTCTATGGACACTGTGGATAGGCACCCGGAAGACAGCGAATGGGGGAGCAGATTGAGAAAGGGTGTCGCCGGTACTATTGGGTTCCTGACGGGCCGTGCCGCAGCGAACGTGGCCTTGAGGGGCGGGCTGAGAGCCCGACCGGTGATAAACCAGGTCGCTGACCTGGACGTTCTAAGAGAGAAGGGGCTACTGGGGATATGGAAGCCGGGAGGCCCGGCTTGGAGAAACCCGAACGATGTCTTCAACTACACCGACTGGCAGCGGTACGCCCACCTGAGCGATTTCGCTGCCAACATGCGGGATTACTTCCGGTTCAGCCTGAACCCGGTGTTCGACATCAGCCGTTATGTGGAGGGGATGGTCCTGTCCCAGGTTGTTGGAGCGGACGTTGCCAGGGGCTTGAAGTTGAACCAGGGCCCCAAGTCGTTCCAGAGGATGATGGCCCGGCGGATCAGGAAAGCCAACCCTGGAATGGATGCCAAGTCGGCTCAGGCTGCTGCACAGAAGGAATGGATGCACATTCGTTCCGCTTTCATGGATATCGCCCAGGGCCGGGGCGACTTCCAGTGGGAGAACATCGAAAACATGAGCCAATGGTTCACATCCGTTGGCATCATGGGTTTCTCCCCACAGAACTGGATGGCGTCTACCTTCGGGCAACTCATGGAAGCAGGGATCGACGCTGAGAAGGCCTACGAAATATCCAGGAAGACCTACACCTACGGGATGACCGGACGGTCGGCTGTGGAACAGTCGGTCAACTTCGTCTGGTTCCCGTTCTCGTTTATGAAGAAGACCGTCGGCCACTTTGCCGAATGGATGGGCAACGACCTGAGCCGGGGCGTGCTGCTCCACGACATGGTCAAAGCCTACGAACTGGTAGACGAACGGTACGACCTGAACGACCGGTGGAGGGAATACCTGCCGATCCTGGAGAAGATCCGTCGGATCAACCTGTTCGGTTACGGCTTGTCTCCCGGCGAGTTCGGCGGCATGAACGCCCCGCTCATCCGGGGCATCTGGCACAACCCGGTGTCGGAGATGGTCGGTGGGACGTTCCGGGGGACTGCCGCTCTACTGGCCCACCCGTGGGAAGGGGCACCCTGGGACAAGGAACAGCAGCGGGCTGAGACCCTGGATATGTTCAAGGACCCGATTGTTGCGTTGCTGATGCCTCAGGCCTTGTCGGCCCCACCGGATGCCGATGAGGGCTGGTGGGACGACGTTCAGACTCTGATCAAACGGGTGTTCCCACTTCTCAGCGATTTCCGCCACTTGTTGGAAGACACCATGCAGCAGATGCAGGTGATCGGTCGGATACCGATGGAACAGTCCAGCATGCACGACGAGGCCCAGATACAGAACGCCTGGGAGGAGATGTCCACATGGAGGGCTGAAATAGTAGACGCCCTAACGGCCCAAGGCGTTTCCTGGGAGCAGTTCAACAAGAGAACGTACACCTACCAGGGCAAGACAATGCTGGGGTCTGAGTTTGTTGACGCAAAGGAAGTCGAACTCCTACAGAAGTACCCGGCATGGGCGGCTAGTCAGTCCGGCGGCTCCAACCAAAGAATGCGGGACTTGGAACTACAGGTTCGGGTCGCCAATGCGACGATTCCTGGGGACGTAGCGGCTGCCGACTTCGATGTGTTCGAAAAGACAATGAAGGTTTGGTTGGAGTCGCAGGAGTACCACACGGTGAACCCGTTGTTCATGCCCCCGGAGGTTCATTCGATAATGCGTATGAGGGCAAGTGAACTGGTTGCTGAGTACCCCGACTTTCTGCCAATATATAATCGCATCTGGTCCCACATCTACGGGCCAGTCACCAGGGAGGTGAGGTAATGACAGAAACGTCCGCTGAGGCGGCGTTCGCCGCCATGGTTGCGGCCAACCAGGTGGGCGGCGGCGGTCTGCTGTTCAGTCTGGACTGGCGGGCCCTTAGCGACTATTCGACCAGGGTCTACTCCCCGTATGAGGCAGCCGACCCACTAGAAACGCCCTCACCGACCTCTCCGACGACCACAACGCTTCCACCCGGACTGGAGCCACTGACTGCCACAGAGAAGGCCACAGTGGAAGCCGCCAAGGCCTACGTCTACGACCTGGCTGTTGTCGCCTACGAACTGCTGGAAAACGAAAACGGCATTTTCAAGAGTACCCAGGCCTGGATGTTGGACGAGAACGGTGACTTCGCCCACCCGAACACCTGGAACTGGGGCGATGAGAAGGCCCAGGCGGGTGGGGACCCTGGCATCCAGGCAGGACAGTTCATCCAATGGTGGAACGACATCCAAACGGTGACTGCCGATCCATATGGTATCTGGACGAACTTTATCAAGACAGTTGCGTGGGATTTCTCAGGAGTCCTGGTTGACGGCGAGTCGATGCGTCGGGACTTCATCACTGTCGGCCCACTGGATAATCCGACGGGCATTTTCCAAGCAGACAAGGTCAACGCCCTCCTGAAAGGGACGGGGATCGACAGCCACCATTTGGATGGCCCGGACGGTTGGGGGCTGCTGGGTCTGGCGGCTGAGACCAAACTCCCGTTGCATCTCATATTTGACATTGCCGAGTCAGTTGACTGGGCGGAGACCTTTGAGCCTGTTGAGGGGGTGGACCAGGGACAGCAACGGGCTCAGGAGCGAGCCCTGGTTCACGGGGCGGTGAAGAGATTCAACCATGCGATGACAAACGGTGTCGCCGGGGTGAAGAACTACATGATCGCCAAGGTGTATGCGTTGGGCACCAACGAGTTGGCTTTGAGGATGGTCGGTTTGAACAGCGGGTCTATGGACGCACAGTTGACGGCTGAGGAAATGAACGAGATCCAATCCATCCTGGGCCCTGACTGGTATTCACGGTTGGAGGACTCACCGGCGTCCAGTGCGAAAGACATGGTCGCTGCGTCGGCCTGGCAGGACTACGAGAACGACTGGTCGACGTTGACCGGGCCGGTCACTGTCCCGGGGGAATCCATGAGGGAAGCAGCCAGGACATTGGCTGCGTCGTGGCGGATTCAGCCTTTGAGCGACGACGAACTAAACAACCTGATCAACGATTTCGGAGAGGCCGTGAGGGCCAGTAACCTGTACCCCAATATATGGGACACCGGGGCGCAGGGCGGTGTCCGTGAGGCACCGAACGAACAGGTGGCGGTGATGCGGTCCATGCGGTCGTCGCCCGACTATCAGCGTCTGTACGGGAATATGCCTACGGGTATGGGGGAGGAGCAGTACGCAGGCCAGATGGCTTCGGCGTCTTCCGACCTGATGGGTTATGAGAGTCGCATCGCCACGGAGGCGGGCATGGAGTCTGGGGACAGGACGTTGGCGCAGCAAGTGGCTTTGACTGATCCGTCCGCCAGGGGCAGCACCTACTATCGGCGTCTGTCTGCGATGAGGAGGGCGTTCCGATGAACCTAAGTAAGACGGGCTGGGCGTAATGGAAACCACCGGCCCAAATGTCAACGTCACCGATCTGAACGAAGACCTTGTAGCCAAACTACAGGAACTGATTGATGCGGCGGCGGAGGACGGGATCATTCTGACCGTGGCGAGCGGCTTTAGAGACACCGCCCTCCAGGAAGCCCTCTTCCTGGAGCGTTACGAAGAGGACCCCTCCGGTTCCGTCGACTGGGACGGGAGAAAGTGGACGATCAAGGAGGAGTACCGGGGCCAGCCAGCGGCACCCCCGGGCGAGTCGCTGCACAACCACGGGTACGCCGTCGATTTCAACAATGCGAGCCCCGGGACCCCCACCGCCCAGTGGCTCATCGACAACGTAGAGAAGTTCGGCCTGCGAACCTACGCCCAGGGTGGGGAACCAGGCCATGTTGCCCCAGCCGACATCACGCACGTTTCGCAGATCCCTGAGGCACCAGATGCGCCCGCCGGGACGTTCCAATGGGACGACGTTCTCCAGCACCAGACTGCCCCGCCGATAGAAGGGTCCCAGTCCCCGACGCCGACCACAGAAGGCACCGGGTCCTACGACGCCAGCATGGTCGGAGAGAGTGACCCAGACGGGATTCCCTACAACTGGATCGGCCAAGGGATCTCTGAGGCCTTGGGGGCTGCCGACCCGACGGCTGTCACCCCTGCCTCTTCTACCACCACCTCGACAAGCCCGGAGGCTTCCTCTCTTACCACCACCTCTGTGACCCTTGGTTCTTTGGCCGACGGCCCGGTGTCTAACGACATACAACCAGGGTTCATCGTCCAGATCGTGGGGCAGGAGGCGCAGCGCATCGAAGGCGGGCAGTTCTTCGTGCCCCCGGCCGTCTTCTACTACGTCCAGCCGACCCATTCCTCCACTGGGGGAGGGCCGTCAGTTTTCTGGCGAATAGAGGGGATGGACGCAGACCAGATCGCTGAGATTGTTGAGGGGAACGACAACTACGGAGACACCCAGGCCTGGGATCAGGCCCAATGGGACGCCATGGTCGCTGAACCCTTCACAGATGGTGTCGGCACTGAGTGGCCGCTGTGGCGGCCTAGTGCTGCGACCGTAAACGCTCAGGGTCTTGGACTTGACGGGTTCAGGTTCGATGCTTCCGGGCCAGACGAAGCGCCTCAACTGGTAACTGTTGAGGAGTTTGTGCAAGACCTCGTTGTTGAGTTGGGGCTGATGGGGACAGCGGCATGGAACGACGAAGGGGTCCAGGCGGTAATAGCCAGGGTCATATCCGAACCGGTTCTCCTGGGCCAGGATTTACTGTTTGACCTGTTCAACGACACGGAGTTCTCTCAGAAGAGAAGCGGATCGAAGGAGAAGTGGGACAAGGCCAGAGGCCAACTGGTCGACGGCAAATGGACCGGCACCAGGGGTGACCTGGTCAACACGATTTATGAGGGGTCAGAGGGTGGCCTAGTCCATTTGTGGAAGACCTACCACAGCATGTCTGACAAACTGGACACCCCGGACATTCGGGAAGATGAACTTTCCTTGGATGTGCAGGACCGTCTGTACGCCAACGCTGTATCTATTGCCCAGGGGACCATGACATGGTGGCAGGCCGTTGGAAGCATCCAGGATTACGCAGCGAAGGCGGACGGGGACAACGCCTGGAAGGAACACAACCGGAAGATCCAACAGCAGGTCGGCCAGTACGATGTTGATTTAGACAACAAGGCTTGGGAGATTGAACAGTTTGAGCAACAGTGGGGGATGCACAGTCCCGGTGCCGAAGGCGGCATACGCCTGGGTGTTGTGGACCAGGCCAAAAAAGTTCTCTCTAACAGCATGTCGATGGCTGATGTGAAGCAGTCCATCATGGACGCAGCCAACGAACTGTACCCACACAAGCCGTCGCTGGTGCCTACCTACTTGTGGGCGGAACCGTGGGTCAACGCTTACAACAATCTGATGCCGACATCCGCCGGTCCCGTCGGTTCGGCTGGGAGTATGTATAACACGCTGGTGAACCAGGCCTTGCGGGACAACACGGGTATTGAGGACTTTGAGAGGGCTTTGAGGGGGACAGATGATTGGAAAAACTCCAACAAGGGTGTCTCTGGGTATCGGCAGATGTTCGATGTGTTGAGTGATGCGTTCGGCTTCTCCGGGCAGAGAGGGTACGGTAGGTAATGGCTGTTACGCCTGACGGCAGGATTTTCGCCCCGATCTTCGTAGGGCAGACAACTGACGACCCGGCGACTGTGGCGGCTATGGCCGCTGATCCGAACACCAAGTTTCACCCTGAATACATCATGTCTCATGGTGGTGGGTGGAGGGATCCGTTCACTGATGAGCGGATCGGCGGGGTGCAGGACAGGTTTGGGGTTACGTCCAACTGGTCAGCCGATCCGGCTCACCAGTTTGAGGGGTTCAACGAGGCGGGTGAGCCGGTCAACCCGGACGGTTCCCCCCGGAACCCGATGGTGGTGAATCAGAACATCACCCGGACTATCGGGGATACTTCTGGTTTCCTGGATGAGGCCACCAGGATTCAACAGGCGAACATAGCCAGCCACCGTGCGAGGACTCCCCTGTTGGGGCTGGAGGACATGGGGATAGACACATCTGGCTTCACCGCCCAGGAGCAACTTGCTTGGACGAATCTATACAACCAGGGTAACGAGAATCTAGTCACCACCAGTTCGACGTTAGGGGACAGGGCCCGTGGTGGCCGTCTGGGCATGAACCCGTGGGAGGTCCTGGCCCAGGTCATTGAGATAGCACTTGAGGATTTCGGTCAGAGTGCCTTGACCGCCCCGATCACTGAGGCGGATGTGGACGGGTGGTCTGAGCGTATCGCTGCCAAAGGGACCGAATATCTACAGTTCAAGGAGGCCCGAAGCATCCGATCCGACATCCTGGAATGGCGGGTCGGGGACGATGCGCTGATGACTAAATACGGGGTGACCGAAGAACAGGTCGGTGCCCTGATGGGCCCCACCGGGGACATCAAACATTTCAAGAACACCGGGGATGTCATCACCTACGACGCTGCGGACGTAACCCAGGTGTCGACGGTTCTCCCAACCGGGGAGGTAATCCAACCCCCCGAAGATGTCGCCTACGACGAGGCCATGGGGTTCATCCTGGAGCATTACCCGTGGGCTGAAGGCCTGGGGTTGATCGACATGATCGTGGAGGCCGTGGAAGCGGGCACTGACGCCAACGTCTTGTTGGCGAAGATCCGCAACACCCCGCAGTGGAAGGCCACCTTCCCGGCGATCAAAGACGACCAGGGCCGGATGAGGTTCAAGAACGAGAACGATTACATCACCCGTGTCCGGGATTATCAGGAGGTTTTGCGGGACGCCGGGATGTTGAACGAAGCCACGGAGAACCCGTTGGACTATGCGGCTCTCATCGAACGAGGCATAGACCACACCGAACTGGCTTCACGAATCAACGAGTACCAGACCCTTTCCGAACACAGCGTGGGGGTTCGTGCAGCGTTCCGGGTGTACGCCAACATGGACGTTTCCAACGACCAGTTGTACCAGGCGATTATTGACCCGGAAGCGTCAGAAGCGTTGATAGAGGAATACAACCGGAACATCTTGTCGGCGGATTTCTCCTACGAAGACTTCGTGGCCCGGGCTACCGACTTCTCCCTACAGGCCGCCTTGGAAACCATCTCCAAAATGGAAATAGATGGGACTGTTCCCACTGGGACAGTGGCCAGGATTCGTGGCTTGGATACCGACCAGGCCCAGGCGCTGGTGGAGGCCCTGTATTTGGGGGACTCAGCCGACGGTGAGGCGTTCCTGGACTTGGACGAGATAGTCCAGTCTGTCCAGTACGCCCTCATTGGCGGTGCCGCTGAGGAGCAGGGTTTGGTGGCACCTTCGTTGGAGCGTGTCAAGGAGATAAGAAGCGCCGGGATAACGAGAGCGAAGGCTTTGACAGCCTACGGTCAATACGCCAACCAGGGTGACCTGATGAACTCCATGATCTCCAGGACGAACATGACTTCTGACAGGTTCACTCAACAGGACTTTGAGGAAGCACAGTTCCTGGCCAGGCCAGAGGAAACCGACCTGCTAGTGAGAGGCGTCCAGGCCGAACAGTCCTTGGCGGCTCCTTCTGGCCAGTTCAGTGTGGCCGGTGGCCGGGGTGGACGGCTGGTGCAGCCTGGTCGAAAGGGGCCCGGCGTCCGCTATTGACAGCACCGTGTCAGTTATACTTAGATAATACCAATCCTTCTGGGTACCCCTGGGGTCCAGAAGCGTACGAGACCAGGAGTGACATATGCCATACGACACTGATGAAGATATTTCTGAGATGTCGGGAGGCACCCTCCGACAGAAGTTGGAGGAAACGCTAGAACAGAACAAATCGCTTAGAGGCGAACTTACCGGCCTGAAAGCCCAAGAGGTTATTCAGCAGCACGGTTTGTCGCTTGTGAAGCCCACGGATCTGGATGGCGTCGACATAGGCCAACTTGAGGAGCGGGCCAGGGAGATCCATGAGGATCGTCGTGGCCAGCAAGAGGAGTTGGCCAGGGACCTGCTAACAAGGCGGGGTTTTGAGGGCGATGAGTTGGATCGCCAGGTTGAGGATTTCCTTAGCCCGGCGGCACCTGCTTCTGGTTCTCATACCGACGCTGAGGCATTTGACAGGGCTCGCCAGGTGGGCGCAATGTCCGGCCAGCCAACTCCGGCTATCAACCCGGAGAAACTGACCGGGGTGCAGGCCATTGAGTGGGCGCTGGAGAATAAGCCCAGCAAGCGCCGTCGTTAGAGGGTCCCATCTAATCACCCACTAACCACAGGAAGGCCAGCGATATGCCAAGTGGCAGCGTGACCCTCCTTGAGGCGGCCAAGTACGGTGACGATCAGTTGAAGCGTGGGGTCGTTGAGACCCTGATCCAGGAATCTCCGATTCTTGAGATGCTTCCGCAGACCGCCATCTCTGGGAATGCTCTCAAGGTGCAGGTCGAAAACAGTCTGCCAACGCCCGCTTTCCGTGATGTGAACGAGACCTACACCAGGTCATTCGGCACAGACACGGAGCGGTACTTTGGTACGGCTATCCTTGGTGGCGAGGTATTTGTCGATAACTACCTTGTCAGGGTCCGTGGGAACGTAGTCTCTGCGAAAGCCAGGCAGTACGCCAAGTTCGCAAAGGCCATGTCCAGGACTTACGACAAGTATTTCTTCGACGGTACTGGTACCGCCAAGGATTTCAAGGGAGTCAACTCCCTTATCACTGAGGGTTTGGGCCAGACGGTTGCTGAGGCAACGAATGGCGGACCCCTCACATTGGCGAAGATGGACGAGGCGCACGATCTTTTGCGTAGCCAGTCCAGTGCTGATGTCATCCTGATGAACCGCTTTATCCGGCGCAAGTTGACGACCCTTGGTCGCAACACATCTGGTTACTTCTCCCTGCTTGATGTAGGGGATGACCGGTTTGGCCGCCAGATTCTGCAATGGAACGGGATTCCCGTTCGGATCATCGGAGATGATGCAACAGGTTCTGCAATCCTTGCGTTCAATGAGACACAGGGATCAAGCAGCGTCACTTCAAGCATTTACTACATCGCCTTTGGCGAGGACGAGAACGTGACAGGCCTGTTGGGCCTGGGCGGGTCGTTCGACGTAAATGACTTTGGTGAGACTGAGGCAGCGCCTGGGCACTTGGGTCGGGTTGAGGTTTACCCCGGCCTGGCCATTTACAACCCTCTATCCATTGTGAGGCATACCGGCCTCACGGAAGCATAGGAGGCTGAAACATGGCACAGTCAACTACCACAGTCGGTCCAGGCACACTTGTCCGGGACGCAACCGGAGGCGTACTTCTCGCAGATACTGCTATCAGCGCAGATGGCGACACCGGTTGGGTTCAGGTCGACAAGCCAGGGCCCGTCGTCATGGAGATCAAACTGGGCGCTATTGGTGCGAACGCTTCGTTCGTTGCTGGTGGAATCCGATTTGAGGGTGCGGATACCGCAGCGGGTGCAAACACCGTTGAGTACGGTTCTGCCCCTGCAATCGGCCCAGGTGACGACAACAAGAGCATGTATATCCGAATGGATGTCTACAAGCAGTTCATGAAGGCGACGTATGACATCACCACTTCGGGTTCACCGCTCCATTCGGCAAACGTGAAACTCACCCTACATGAGCCTCACAACCGCCAGACCAACGTCAGCACCGCTGCGCCGTTCGCTGAGTAACGGGCGTAGCCAATAACCCGTTTGCGGGGCGGTCACCTGTCTGGTGGCCGTCCCGTGACCGGTGTATAGTGAGGACACTATGAGCGCACCTGATGTCATCGACTCCAAAGAATGGGGTGTTGTAGCCACCGTTGAGAAGTGGAATGTTGCTTCTGACCGGGCTAAAGGGCTCCCCCCGAACGACACGGTTTCTGTTGAGGACAATCTTCTCCTGAATGGGGGGATTGCGGACCTTCTGAACAGCCTCTGCGGCCTGGCTTCTCCGGCTGTTTACGGCACGGCTAGTTATATCGGGGTGGGTACCAGCACTACGTCTGCCCTTGCAACCCATACGGGGCTCCAGGCGGGTACCAGTGAACGGTCTTACAAGGCGATGGAGTCGGCCTCGTTCCCATCCCTGGCGGGTCAGACGATGACCTGGAAGTCTGTGTGGGGTTCTGCTGACGGCAACTTTGCCTGGGAGGAGTGGAGCATCCGCAGTGCCACCAGTGGCGTTGGTGGGGAAGATACCGGTACGGCCCTGAACCGTAAGGTGGCCTCTCTGGGCACGAAGGCTTCGGGCTCAGAATGGACTCTGACGGTAACGATCACGGTTTCATAGCGTGGCTACCCAGTATCCGACGACGCTGGACACATCAGTCCAACAGCCGTCGCCTTTGGCGACTACTGAAATGGATGATGCTGGCTTTCTTCACGACGAGGTTCATACGAATGCCTCCGGTGCGATTATTGCGCTGGAAACGAAACTGGGTGTCGGCGCTACGACGGCTGCTACCGCTTCAACGAACGATGTTCTCGTAAAGCAGGCCGACGGCGACACTGAGTGGGCGACTGCGGCTACGCCTACGACTATCACGGTTGCTGACACGACGGATACGACCTGTTCGGTTGCTCTGTTTGAGTCGGCGACTGGTGACCTGGCTCCGAAGACTGACGGCGGGGCTACCTACAATGCCGGGACAGGGGTCCTAACGGCTACTGGGTTTGCTGGTCCTCTGACTGGCAACGTGACTGGTGACGCTTCAGGTAGTTCGGGCAGCACCACAGGCAATGCCGCTACGGCTACTGCTCTGGAAACAGCCCGTACTATCGGAGGGGTATCCTTTGATGGGACTGCAAATATCGACTTAGGCACAGACGCTAATATGATATTGGCGTCACAATCGTTTGGTTAGGGGTTAGTAATGGCGACATTCACAAAAACGAAACTGTCGGCGTCTACCGACGGGCGGGCAATCAAGGTCGCTGCAACGGCCACGGCGGGCGACACGATCCACACCGGGTCGGGTACTGCTACGACGTATGACGAGGTGTGGATCTACGCCCAGAACACCTCCGCTTCCGATGTCAAGTTGACGTTGGAGTGGGGCGGCACCACGGCCCCTGACGACCTGATCGAACTCACGATCACGGCCGAGGCCGGGTTGACGCTTGTCGCTCCCGGTCTGCTCATCAAGGGCAACGCCTCGCCTCTCATCGTCAAAGCCTTTGCGGCGACGACGAACGTCATCACTCTTCACGGGTACGTCAACCAGATTGCCGCTTAGTCATGCCAAGGATCGGTCGGTACTTCCCCAACTCCAAGGTGTCTGACTGGAACTCTGGTGCCTTCGGTGGTGGTGCGGCTGAGGCCGGGCTGATCACAGCCACGGGCGGCGACTTCGACGGCACCTACGGCGCTTGGAAATGGCACAAGTTCCTCTCTTCGGCTGACTTCACGGTCACTAGCGGCATCGGTGAACTTGAACTCTTCATGGTCGGTGGCGGCGGCGGTGGTGGGATGTATACCGGCGGTGGTGGCGGTGGCGGTGGGATCTTTGAAGTCAAGACCGTTGTCCACACGGCAGGTGGGAACGGATCAGGTGTCTATCCGATCACGATTGGTGGTGGCGGGTCCGGTGCCAGTTACTTCGGCGCTAGGGGTGGGTGGACTATTTGGGCCGACGGCACCGACGAGGAACAGTTCTGCTCTGGCGGGGGCAGCAGCGGCGGCTACCTGTGGAAGACCGGTGGCGTAGGGGGCGGTGGTGGTGGAGCGGCCATTGCCCAATACGACACCTACAACACCTATCAGGGCTTGGCCATCAGCATCGGCGGTAGCAGGGCGGGCCGTGGCGACAACGGAGGCAAATCCGCCGGGGGCGGCCCTTGGGGTGGTGCCGGTGGTGGTGGCGGTTCCGTTTACGGAAATGTCGGGGGTGGTGCCGGTGGAGACGGAGTGACTACAGATGGCGGTGATGGAGGTCCGGGGTCAGCGTTCTCCTACGACAACATTTCCACCTACTACTCCGGCGGGGGTGGTGGCGGATCGTACAGTACCAACGTGGCGTCTGGTGGAGCCAACTCCGGTGCTGGTGATGGTGGAACCCACAGTGGAGGCATTCCGGGCACATCGGTTGGTGGCTCTTCGGCCTCAGCCAACAGTGGCGGTGGCGGTGGCGGGGGTGGTGGCGCTTCTGGTGGTGGCAATGGCGGCACCGGGATCGTGATCGTTCGCTATGCGACTTCTTAGGAGGACTTATGGCTCACTTCGCTGAACTAGACGAGAACAACGTCGTCATACGGGTCGTGGCCGTATCCAACGATGTGACCACAATCGACGGTGTCGAAGTTGAACAACGAGGCATCGACCACCTGGACGCCATGCTCCCCAACTCAGGGACATGGATTCAGACCTCGTACAACGGCAACATCCGAAGCCGGTATGCCGGTGAGGGGATGATCTACCACCCCGCCCTTGATGCGTTCTCCCCGCCGCAGCCCTA